TTAGGTGTTAGATATGCAAATTCAGCAGGTACTGCAAGCAGTTGCTCAGGTAGAGCTGAACTTTTAAATGGATGGGGAGGATGTTATAATAATAGTCACCCTGGATATGGCTTAAGAGCATGGTATGACTGGTCTAACTGCGAAGGTTATAAAAATGGTATTACAATCGGTTCGAATCCTGGGGATCAAGCATACGGATTTATGCTTTGGCAGGATATGTGGAATGACAGATTGTACACTAAAAGATACAATGGAGGCTGGCAATCTGTAAGAACAATATTGAATGCTCAAGATGACCCTTACGCATACAATATGAATCAGTATGTTCGAACAACCGATGGACCTACTTTTCAGACAACATACATTAATGATTGGGTTAGAACTAGATACGAATCAGGTATTTATTTTGAAAGTTATTCCGCAGGTTTGCGTTCTGCTTATCAAGCTAGTTTTGGTCAAGTAGCTACTTATGGAACTGCTAGAAGCAGTCACGGTGGTTATGTAATTGTAAATAATTACGTTACTAACTTAATGCAAAATACATCTGGTGATTTTGGTTTCTTTAGTAATGATGATTGGGCTTGGAGATTATTTTACAACAGAGGTAATAACTGTTGGGGTATTGGAACTGATAATACATATTCAGGAGATGGTTTCCGTTGTATCAAATATGGTTCGGCTCAATATGGTTGGACTACTTGGTCTGATAGACGTGCAAAGGAAAACATTACTCCTATCGTTAGTGCATTAGACAAAGTGTTAGCGATGCGTGGTGTATATTACAATTACATCAAAGATGAAGCTAAATCACAACACGTTGGTTTTATTGCACAAGAATTAATAGAAGTATTACCTCAATCTGTTAGATATGCAGAAGAAATTGACGAATACAATATCAATTATGGTCCAATTGTATCTGTTTTAGCAGAAGCAATTAAAGAACAAAATGCAAAAATTACTAGATTAGAATTATTAGTAGAACAATTAATTAATAAGCAAAATGGCATTTAAAATTAACAAACCCATCGGAACAGATGCTGGAATTATTGAAGGAGCTTATATTAGAATAGGCTCTTATGAGATAAATAAAAATGGTAATGTTGTTTTTGTTATTGATGTTTTCAAAGACAAAAATTCAACTGAGGTCGAGACTTCTTACATACCTACTGTTCATCCAAATAAATTAGTTTCTAAAGAAATTGGAATTTCATTAGATGTAAAAATGGCAACTAAGGTAAAGTACACCAAAATCATTACAAAGCAGGTTGATGGTGTAGACACTGAAATGGAGGAAGAATTTACAAAAACAGTGTCCGATATTTCAGCATTTGAGTCAAAAAGCATTTTTGAAATTGGTTATGAAAAACTAGGTGAAAAACTAGCAACATTATTTGGTGAAGAAAACATTGAAATCGTTTAAATAAAAAAGAAAATGGGATTAAAAATCACAACTCCGATTGGAACAGATAAAGGTATCACAGAGGAAGCCTATGTTCGTATTGCAGGATATAATTTGCAAAAAGCAGGTTCTGCAACATTTACAACTGAAATTTTTATGAATCAAGAAGATTCTGATTCTATGATGAACACTTGCAAAAATTCTCAAATTGGAGATATGATTGTGGTTTCATTAAATACTGAGGTAGAAAATGAGGATGGCAAAAAATCAATCGTAACTGATTTATCTCCTGCGGTTGGTGTTGATATTTTTACATTCGGATATGCTAGTTTAAAAGATAAACTTGTAGGTTTATTCGGAGAGAAAAATGTAATTGACTGTTAATGTCAATTATACATTATTACTGAATCGTTTTGAATTAGTATTTTTATATAAACATTAAAACCCCAAAAAATGGAAAAGTTAACATTAAAAATGTACGAGTTAAAACCGTTTGAATTTGAGTTAAACGGATTTGTAAATCAAGAGACTGGCGAGGTTGTCAAAAAAGGCTTCTTGCAAGAAGATTTGAGTATGGGAATTAAGTTACCGCTTGAAAGATTTGCAGTTATCGTAGCAGAAGAATTAGCGTTTGTCGAAAAGAAACGTATTGATTTGGTAAAGAAATACGGAGTAGCAGATGAGCAAGGGAATTTGCAAGTACCAGATGGTCACGAAGCATTTGCTAAAGAGTTTGACGAATTAATGATTTCAGAGAAAGAGGTAGAGTTTACCCCTTTGAATGCAAAAGACATTGCAGGATTAAAATCTGAGAATCGTTACCACATGATTTTAACAAAGTTAGTAAAGTAAACAATTTGAAAAATGGAGGATAACCACACAGTAGCCACGTTCAACGTAGTTTTAAGCATAATGTCAGCGGTAGTATCACTAGCTACCATTCAGAGCTTGGTAGGAATCGTCGCAGGCTGTGTGGCTATCGTCTCAGGTTTGATGGCGATTAGATATTACTATCACAAGACTGACGAAGTTTTAAAAGGAAATGGAAGCAAAGATTAAACAATTCTTGCAGTATGATGGAGTTTACTCTCATACTAGATTAATTTCGATTGTAGGCTCTTTTGTCTCATTCGGAGTCTTTGTTTTTAATCCTGAGAATGTAGGTGTACAAAATGTGGTTATTGCCATTATTGCCTTTAGCCTAACAAATACGACTGCCTCCAAGTTCGTAGAAAATTTTAAGGTAAAAGGTAATGAATAAAAAATTGCTCATCGTTGGGTCGTTAATAGCTACTGCATTGTTATTGGGGGTTTGGCAATGTAAGGAAGGTAAAAAGTCAAATGAAAAACTTGCAAGAGATATTACTATCAACGGTAAGACATTTGATGTTGTTGATGACAACACGACCACAACTTTGAGCACAAAGATTGCTTCTGGATCAAAAACTGCAACCGCATTTAAGCCAGAGGTTATTTATTTGCAAGGCAAATCGCCTAAAATTGATACCTTAGAAATAATTAAGCAATATCTTGCAAGCGTAGTTTACCGTGATACTCTTTTTTTGGGGGATTCCTTGGGGTCTGTGATGATTTTAGATACATTAAGGTCGAATCGTATAGCTTCGAGAATTTGGACGGCTAAAATCAAAGAAAAACGGGTTGTTAATACTAGGTATTTACAAGAGAAACCAAAGTCGCATATTTATGCGGGAGGATCGATTGCTACAAACGTGTCATTAGAGGCATCTTTGCTATATCAAAGCAAGTCTAGCAATATCTACGAAATAGGTGTCGGAGCTAATGGGTTTGGGAGCTTTATTAAGGTAGGAATTTACCTTAAAATACGCTAGAAACCGACATTTTACCCGAATTGCTAAATTAAAATTTGCCTAAATGCCTCCTTTTTTCTAATTTTGGGTATGAAAAATTTACATAAAGACATAAGACCATTACTAAAATTCGTTGTTCAGAAAGAGTTTATGCCTAAGTACGCTCCATCTGTAACGTGTTTTATTTTTAAATCGAGAGGAAAAACGGCAAAGGGAAAACCGCAGGATTTTACTGAGGCTGATAAGGAAGCGATCGTAAAAGGTCTTATGAAAATGGCTAGGGATGTCGAGTCTAAGTGGGAAAAAGAAAAAGCCTTAATTGCATCTAAAGAAAATTAGTGGTTAAATGATTGTTGCTATTTAAAATACCCTGCTTTTAGCGGGGTTTTTTATTTTATTTGCATATTAATTTGCTAAATTAAAATTTAGTTTATATATTTACGCATCAAACAAAACAAAATATTATATGGGTAAATTAGCAACAAAAAACTCTACGGAAATTCAATACACCGCAGAGCAAGTCGATTTAATTAAATCTCAAATAGCTCCAAAAGCTACGGACAATGAATTAAAATTGTTTCTCTATCAAGCGCAACGTACTGGACTAGATGCACTATCGCGTCAAATCTATTGCATTCACAGAAATCAATGGAATTCTGATACGCGTCAGTACGAAGGCAAGATGTCAATTCAAACTTCGATCGATGGATTTAGAGTAGTCGCAGAAAGGTCGGGTAGTTATGGAGGACAGTCTAAGCCTATTTTTCACGAAAAAGACAATCGTCTTATTTCTTGCGAGATTTCCGTATTTCGCTTTAACGGCACAGAGCGTTATGAAGCGTCAGTAGGTTTAGCATTTTGGGATGAATACGTTCCCGTAGGAAAAGACGGACAACCGACGGGTATGTGGAAAAAGATGCCTCATACTATGCTAGCAAAAGTAGCGGAGGCTTTAGCATTAAGAAAAGCATTTCCACAAGACTTATCAGGTCTTTACACAACAGAGGAAATGAGTCAAGCAGATTTTATTCCTACGGAATCAGTAGAAAAACCTAAGCAAGAAGCAGAGCCTACGGCAGTATTATTAGAGGAAAAACAAGACTTAGGATTAGAGACTTGGAAGCTAGCATTAGAAGCGATTCAAGACAAGAAAGGTTTACTAGCTTTCTACACTAGCAACGCTAATGCAGTAAATAGCTATCCCGAAATACAAGAATTATTTAAAGCACGTCAATCACAATTAGAACAACAATAATATGCTACAACTACAAAAACAGTTTACAGAATTCGGAGTAAAAATGCTAACCGAAATGCCAAAGCAGGAAATTTCAGCTATGGCTCAAAGAATGGTATATCAGTCGGCAGAGAATGGAGATGACATACTTTCTCAATTAGCTTTGTCAACTAAGTTTAAGCACTTTTTTACAGAAATAGAATCCGAATTAAACAAGGCTTCAATCGAAGACTTACGGAAACACGAAGGGAAATTATCTAAGCACGGAGTAGATTTTGCAATTACTGAAACGGGAATAAAGTATGATTATTCGGAAACACCTCAATGGGTCGAGTTAGAAAAACAAATTACTGAGTTAAAGGAAAAGCAAAAACAAGTAGAAACATTTTGCAAGGCTTTAAAAAGTCAAACCCTTACAGAGGTCGATACCGAAACTGGCGAAGCACACTTATTTGTAAAGCCTTCAAAAACAAGTACAGAATCAATTCGTAAAACCATCAAATAACAAACAATATGAGCGTAAACAAAATTATCCTAATTGGTCATCTAGGAAACGACCCAGTAGTTAATAAGCTAACATCAGGAGATAGTGCAACATCATTCTCTTTAGCTACATCAGAAAAATACCCGAATAAACAAACGGGTGAAATGATCGAAAATACAATTTGGTTTAATTGCGAGGCTTACGGAAAAACGGCAGACGTAATTGGTCAATATGTAAAGAAAGGTCATAAGCTATACGTCGAAGGTAAGCTAGTAGAAAACAATTATACCGATAAAAATGGTGCAGTAAACAAGGGATTTAAAGTACGCATTTCGGGATTTGATTTTTTAGAGTCATCGAAATCGGCAGGTCAGCCACAAGCTCCGCAGGCTAATGCGCCAGCTCCCGCTTCATCTCCCGCTCCAGCTATGGCACAAACTCCAGCAGAGCCAGTATATGCAGGCTCGGACGATCTACCTTTCTAACATTAATGCCCCCGTAAAAAGGGGCTTTTTTATGAAAAATAAAATATCATTATATCAGATTTTTCTAACACTAGCAATTTCATATTGTATTACTAGCTACATTAACGCTGAATTTAATCCGTTTAATCTTGGATTAGGTGCGAGATTGTTTCAAGTAACTTTAACTGGATTTTCATTAATGGTTCAATACGCATTAAAAGATTTTGAAAAATGAAAAAGGAAAAAGACCTATGTTCGGATTTTATAGATTTTGACGTATCAAATCCTAAAGTCTATAAGATGTTTGCATTCTTTACAACGCAGGCATTAAATGCAAATTATAAGCAAGTAGGTGCAAAAATGATTATGGAGCGCATCCGATGGGAAACCTATATTTCTAAGGATGGCAAACTAAGGTTTGCAAATCAATACACGGCTTTTTATGCTAGAAAATTCGAGTTTTTTAATCCACAATTTAAGGGCATTTTCAGAATGAGAAAGTCCATAGCAGACCAATTATTCAATGAAGACAATTTCGCAGAAACAATTATTGCGCTCTCTTGAAATTATTGACGTCGTAGCGAGACATTACGGAACATCATCTGAGGCCGTTCTGTCGCGATCTAGGAGTTTTAATGACGGGGTTATTCCCGCTAGGCTAATGTGCGTGTTATTACTCCGTAGAATCAATTTAAAATATGAGCAAATTGGCTTTATTTTAAATCGAAAGCATCATACTTGCTTGCATGCTATACGTCAGCAAGAAGACTACATAAGCGTCTATAAAAATTTAAAGGCAGAGTATGAAAGTTTTTTAAGAATTCTACGCATTGATGTACAATTGGATTTGCTAAAATAAAATTTTGTTATTACCTTGCATTACATTAGAGCGAGCAGGTTAATGTAGGAGTTACCCAGTTCGTTTTTCATAGGTTTACCCAAAACCTCCAAGCCCGTTCGTCTCCTACCGTTCGGGCTTATTTTTTATCTTATGGAAAACAAAGAGTATCAAGTAGGGACTATACAGTTTAGCAGTAGGCTATACCCTACACAAGTAAAAACAGAGATACTGCGAAACCCTAATTTAAGTATGCAAGCGAAAGGATTGTATGCTTACTTAGAGACTCACTCGAAGTCATTTAAGATTCACAAGTCGGAATTACAGAATCATTTTACAAACGGAAAAGACGCAGTAAGAAGTGCTTTCGATGAGCTAGTTACGGCAGGTTATTTGCAGTCAATTCGAGTCGTAAATGACCAAGGAAAATTCTTAGGATGGAATCATATTTTGCACGATACGTCGGTCGCAGAAAAACCGATTGCGGAAAACCCGATAACGGGAAATCCGATAACGGAAAATCCGACGTCGGGAAACCCGCCACTAAGGTTAATCAATAGTAAGGTTATACAATTAAAAGGAAAAGAAAAATATAAAAAAGGCAAAGATGAAATCTCAGAGCTACTCGATTCACTAAACGGGGAGCGATCGGAAATCATTAAGAGATGGGTAGATTATAAGCACGAGCGAAAAGACAAAGTAACGGCATCTATGATTCGGACTTGGTTTAAAAAATTTAGCTATCTTTCGAACGCAGAATTTTCAAACGTAATAGACCATTCAATTAGCTCAGGATGGTCAGGGATTTTCCCTCCAAAAAACTTAGCACAAAAGCCTAGTAATTCAGTAGAGAATATCGACAGAATAAAAGCACAATTTGAAAAGCAAGAAAAAATAAAGCAATTAGCACAATCACAAAATGAACGAAAAAATAAGCATTTTTAAGTCGCTCACTAATATCAACGAGCCACATCAGATTACATTAGAGTCTGCACTTAGTAGAATTGAAAACGGAGCATCTAGGATTCAAGTAGAACACATCAGAACTTTACACGAATTAGGCGAAAATTCATTAAAAGTATCTGAGGCAAAGAAGCTATTACCTTGCGTTACCTTTTCGGGAACATTCTCTAAGCGTAGCGACTCTTTCTTGATAGAGCATAGCGGATTTATCGTACTAGACTTTGATAAGGTCTTAAACGTAAAGCAATACAAGGAAATAGTATCAGAAAATCCACATATTTACGCTTGCTGGATTAGTCCTACTGGCAACGGAGTAAAGGCATTAATTCGTATCGCCGATCCGTCAAAGCATAAAGAGCATTTTGAGTCAATTTTAGATATGTTCCCCGAACTAGATAAATCAGGCGGGAATGTTTCAAGGGTTTGTTTCGAATCGTATGACCCCGACATTTACATTAATAAAGACGCAAAGGTATTTAATACCATAAAGTCTCACGATATAAATGAGATTAGAATTCAAAATAAATTATCAGATAACGATATTTTCGCCAAGTTAATCGTATGGAAGGATAAGCGGGAGCAATTCGTAGACGGAAACAGAAACCGATACATATTTACATTAGCAGGGGCTTGTTGTCGCTACGGAATGTCAAAAGATATGTGCGAAGCGGAGGTAAAAAATTACTTTTCATTTTCGGATTCATTCGGAGAAAAGGAAGCCATTACCGCAGTACGTTCTGCATACAGAGCGAATCAACACTTATTTGCAACCGCAGAATTTACTAGGGAAAATACCTTAATTACAACTAGCACAAAGACAGAGGTAGTCATAGAGGTAGAAACTAAAATCGTAGACAACGAGGAACGCATATCAGACATTATTTACCTTAACGATATTTCGACAGACATCTATGATATTTACAAAAACGGATACCCATCCTTAGTCGGTGTAAATACACCTTTGCTAGACAAGCATTATAAACCATTGCGAGGCGATACAACCGTAATAACGGGATACGCAAACTACGGTAAGTCTACATTCCTTATGTGGTATCTAGTTATGAGAGCATTAATGTACGACGAGAAATTCGCATTATATTCGCCAGAGTCAGGAGCAAAAAGATTCTATCTAGGAATCAAGAATATGTTGCTAGGGAAGTTAGTCGCATATAGCGGGTCATACCCCGAAACAGACCCACGTTACATTAGCCCCGATTCAATAAGGGGAGCAGACGAATGGATTAGAGACCATTTTTATTTCGTACATCCTAAAGAGGCAAGCCCAACACCCGAATACCTAGAATCAGTATTTTTAAAGGCAGTCGTATTGCATCAGATTTCAGGTATAGTTATCGATCCATTTAATCAAATGGACAACGATTATTCTAAAGCAGGAGGTAGAGACTTATACGTCAGTCGGGTAATGTCATCGCTAAATCGATTTGCTCAAAACAATAACATCTTTTGTTTTATAGTAGCCCATCCTAGGACACCGTCAAATAGGGGCGATAATCAGAATTTCCCTATGCCAGACGCTCACAGTATTGCAGACGGTTCTATGTATGTTAATAAGGCACACCACGTTTTAATTTTCCATAGACCCGACAGAGAAACGCACCCCGACCTAGACACTTGCCAGCTAAGAATTGCAAAGATTAAGGATATGCCAACGCAAGGTAAGCTAGGAACTATTGATTTTAATTACACTAATTTCCGCTTCTTTTTCGACGAGAGCGACCCATTGCAAGAAGCCATAGATTCGATACTATAATGGAAGAAAGATACCAGCAAGCGATTAAGTGGGCAGATAATTTTCTGTCCACAACAAAGGATTCATCAATGCAAATACGTCAAGGAGTTTTTTGCCATAGCCTACATACGGTTATTAAAACTTGTAGGTTGCGAGTAGAACATAGCAACGGGTATGCTCAATACATAGCATACCGTTCAATAAAGGAGATTAAAGATAAATTGAGTGCTTTGTAAAATTATTTTTCTAATTATTTGCTAAATTAAAATTTAGCTATTAACTTTATAGAACATTAGGGAATAACCCGCTAAAAACTACAAAATGAAAAACGTAAAAAGTCAAATTATCAAAGACGATATTCTAGCGACAGAAACTGCAGAATTTAACTATCAAAAGCAATTTGGAATAAATTTTTTAGAGCTATCAGAATTAGAAGCAGAACTAAGGGCATACAAAAAAATTCTTAGCACACGCAAAATAGAGTTTGTTCTAGGCAAAAAAGAGCCACAATCAGAAGAAAAACAATACTATCTTTCAAAAGGTCTTTAATAACTACAAAATGAGAAATTTAGAAGCACAAGTTATCAATCACGATTCTTTAAACGGAGCAGAAAAAACTCTTTTTAAGTATGAGAAAAAGTTCGCAATTGAGTATTTACAGATGACAGAAGAACAAGCCGAACAAAAAGCATTCGAAAAGATAGCCAACGTAAGGCAGATGTCAAAGGAATTATCAAATCCAAAGTCAAAAGCATATTTTCCATACTAAAAATTACGAAAATGACAGACGAGCAATTTAATTTAATCGACACGTTACAGAGAAAATTTAAAATCAATTTTCAAAAAGACAAATTCAATAATTATCAGACATCTTATTACGGAAATCTTTTAGCAAAAGCAGACGAAGGTCAATTAGCCACAGACGGTTTACCATTATTTAATTTTAACATAGAAGAACAAGGTATTTACATTGGAGGGATTCACGTTCAACTAGCAAATGCAATAGATTCAGAAGGTTTCGAATTTGAATGGTACGGATTAAATACAGTCATTTTTTATCAAAAATAATTTAACTACAATATGAAAAAGTTCACACCTACAAAATTCGAATTTCAAGTATCAGAATACTTTATTGGATACAAGTCGATATCAAAGCAAAAAAATCAGATAATGAATAGCAATTCGGCTTACAAGATTTTAGCTCCATTTTTTGAGGAATTTCACAATATCAGAGAAGCGGTTTATGCTTTATATCTTAACAGAGCAAATCACGTTATTGGAGTGCTTAAGATTTCAGAAGGTTCAATTAGCCAATGTACTATTGACCCTAGATTAGTGTTAAAGCCCGCAGTCGAATTGCTAGCTTCATCAATTATCCTAGCTCATAATCATCCGTCAGGAGTATTAAAACCAAGTAATGCAGATTTAGAAATCACTAGAAAAATTCAAAAAGGAGCTGAATTGCTAGAAATGGAATTAGTCGATCATTTAATTTTAACAGACGAATCATACATTAGTTTCGCAGATGAAGGAAGGATGTAAAAATAATTTACATATAATTTGCTAAATTAAAATTTAGCTTTTATATTTACAGAAAATAAGGCTAAAAGCCGTAAACAACTACAAAATGAAAAAAATCACATTATCCACAGTCAAGAGTTTTATCAGAAAAAACTCAGGCAATCTTTACATCGACATCCGTAGCGAATTTAACGGGGCAATAGATGGATTATCTTTTTACAATCAAGGTTTTGTTAAGGCAGAAAAAGACAAGCAAGACAGAAGCTACACTCTAGGAATTAACGGAGCGTATTTTGTAGGTAGTTCAAGAGACTATTTTTCAGCATTCGAAAACGAGCAGTTTCAAGGAATTACAGTCTTAAATTCTTGCGGTAAATTTATCTTAGCAACTAAAAAATAATCACTATGTCAGAGTTAGAAACATTATCAGGAGTTTGGATCGACGCAAAATCAAGAACAGTCGAAAACGTAGTTTTTCCAATTCGTTATTTTGGAGACTCCGACACAACAGTCCTTAACATTCAGCAAATGCTAGATTCAGAAGAAATTAGAATTGCTCAACATTTAGGATATGGAGACATCTTATGGACAGACGCAGAAGGTATAGACAGAAGATTAGATTACGGTTTTGTTTACAAAGGCACTCCACACGTAGGTAATGGAGTTATTTTAGGAATTAGAACAGACGGTATTTCATTAGATTCTAAATTGCAAGAAGCGGAGGTAGACGAATCAGTTTATTTTTTTAATCCAGTTTATAGAACGTAATGAATTACAAAGAGTGGTGCGAGTACACGCAATTTGGGAGGGATTGCGACACCGAAGAAACAATAATTTCAGATTTTATAGAAACATATTCAAGACATAAACATCTACAATTTTTAATCCTAAAAAAATGGAAGCACTTAACAGAAAAGGACACGAATACTATTCAGAAATGCCAAAGCATATTAGAAAACGATGGTCAGAAAATTTCGAACACTACGGTAAAATTAAAAGAAATGAAAAAAAGTCAGAGTATTTTGAAAAAGTTTATCCAGACTTTAGGGACTTTATGTTAACATCTTTTGAATGGAAAAAAACAGAAGAAGGATCAGAGTATTGGGTTTATGTAAGCTATCAGAACTTTGAAGAAGCGGATAGGCTAATTAAGCCTAAAACTAGCATAGGTGGGACGATTACATTTATTTTAGTATTATTCCTTATTCTAGCTTTTTACGCTTTAATATGGCAAGTATTCTTTAACAAAGGCATACAAACAGAAAAGCCTAAATATCAAAAATTCGTACCAGTCACAGTTTGGGAAAAAGCAGATACATTAGATATGATTTATGCTAACAAAAACTACAAAGGGGTATGACACACACAAATTACGAATCATGGTTCGCAGTAGGTTCAGTCCATCATAGCAGAGCAGTTACTGAAATAGACAGAAGCAAAGCTATAAAAGCAATCGAATCATTAATGATTGAGCACGATATTATAAAAATAGATGCGTGCATCGACCCATATAGATTTCCACAAAATTTAATAGACCTTAGAAATGAAAACAGAAGATAAAATTGAGCAAGAAAAACCATTGACAGCAGTAGAATGGCTTATTGAAATATTGTGGGCTCCTTGTCAAGGAATACCATCTGATATAATTGAACAAGCCAGACAAATGGAGAAAGAGAAGATAAAAGAAGAATTGATTGGTCTTTTGCAATGGATGAATAAAGTAGCAGAAAATAATCCAATGGCTTTCGAAACAGATTCTGATGATATTGTTGAAATGTATTTGAATGGTTATTACAAATAATGTTATGGCCAGACACGATAAACTATACGAAAACCACCTATTTTGCCCACATTGTAAACACGAACAAAAAGATGCGGTACGACGTTTTGAAAAATCAAATAATCTCTATTCTATCAACTATAACTGCGAAGGTTGCGATACCAAAATTCGAATCATCGAAAATTGCAACGGATTGTACCGAACTGGGAAAACTAGAAAAAAAACCAAAAAAGAAAAAGATGCACTACCCATATAAGATTACAGAGTTTATAAAATGGATGAACCAGCAAGAAATACCATACATCAGGATTCCTGATACGACAAATTTTTTGATTTTAGTTGCTAGCGGAGATTATCATTATTTGTCAATCGAATTTAGGTATATGACAGACGCATATTTTAAGACAAATATGAAGCATTTTAAAGTCAAGCGATATAAATGCGAATCGTCCGCTCAGGCAGTAGTTAAGACAAATAGATACTTAAGATTAGAGAATGTCAATTAAGGTATTAGGAAAATTAAAATTTAGTACCGATATTTACATAGTATTCTAAGACATAATTTTGTAGTTCGATTATAGTTTTGGGGTACGGCTTTTAGTTTGCCCCAAACTTTTTTATCAGGTATAGCAGTCCCGAAAATGCAAACAGTACACGGAAACGTTCCATCTAAATCTAATTGTTATCAAATCGTACAGATTCGAGACAAGTCGGGCAAAACAATTCCATCATTAGCAAAAGCGGGTTCGCTTAAGGCATACGAAAAATCATTTTATTTACAAGCAGGAGTTTACAGAGGTCGCAATATCGACGGGCTTTTTGAATTCGAGATAGACGTTTATTATCCGTCAAATCGCTCTGATTTAGATAACAGTCTAAAGGTAGTTTTAGACTGCTTACAACACATAAAAGCCATAAAAAACGACAATAATTGTGTAAAGATCGTAGCACGAAAATTCGTCGACAAGACAAATCCTAGAATAGAATTTCAAATCAAAACAATATAAAATGCAAGTATTAAAAATCACAATCGCAAATCAACTATCAACGTTTATTGCAGAAGGTTCAGAAGTAGAAATGTTTATTCCGATGGACAAGGTATCAGCTATTTTTCATTCAAAAGATGATTTAGCAGTAGTTTTAGTAGGGGATAAGCAATATAAGGGTATGCTGGAAATTTTAGAGCAAAACATCGTTTCTTTTATTGAGACAGAAACGTATTCGCATCAGGAATCGGCATTAACAAAAGCTGAGTTAGAAGCATCTAAACAAGATTACGAATCAGAAGGAATTAGCCCACTTTTAAAAGCAAACGACTAATGGAGCAAATAGCAAGATTTACCCCACATTTACGCACTAGCCGTCGCAGAATGAATCGACCTATTGCTAGTAATCAGTCAAAGTTTATTCCTCAAAAAGGTAGAATTTTGCAGACTTATTCTGAGGTTCAGGAATTGCGTAATAAGCGAAAAGTAAAAGCAAGAAGAATAGGCTTGTTACAGAAGATTGCAAGAAAAATTCAAAGGATTTTTTCTTAAGGTATTGCGGGGAGGACAAATGGTAAGTCGATGGTCTCATAAGCCATAGAAGGTAGTTCAATTCTACCCCCACGCAACAAAATAAGGTCGGTTGCTAGAGTGGCTTATAGGGTGGTCCGCAAAACCATTTACAACGGTTCGAATCCGTTACTGACCTCAAAATAAACACTACAACAATGATGAATTTAGAACAAGCAAAATTATTTATTGAAACATCAGAATGGATATTTGCTAAAACATATGCTCAAACCGCTCCGCACGAATATACCTTAATGGTTAATGCAGATTTAGAATCTTATAATGCTTTTTGCAAATTTATTAATTCGAATTTAGTAAAAGAGCCATTTTATAAGACATGGTTTTATTATTGCTACATCGGAGAATACAAGTATTGGACGATGGAAAAAGTAGGCGAACAACCACATCTAATTAATAGAGCTAGAATCGAAAATAAATACTAATATGATTTGCGTACAAAACCATTATTCAAGGAATACAAATGACCTTGAAAAGCGTATAATTGAAACATCAGATGGATTTGATTATAAAATTTTTACGGATTCAACGGACTATTACAAAGACAGAAGATCGCCATATCGATATATGGGGATAGCTCAAAATTTTCTTAATATGATGAGGGAAAAAACCGACAACCCATATAAGATTATTATTCACGATGATGTTTCTATTCACAAAAATCTTTTTAAAAACATAAGGTATGTAATGCCTTATTCAGATGCAGGATTAACGTGTTTTTACAATCCAACAAACAATTTTTATAAAAATGCTTTTGAAAAGAATTTTAGTGTAGTCGCTTCGTATTCTAAATTTTGGATGCAATGTGTTGCAATAAAAACGGAATGGGGTTATGAATTTGCAGAATGGATAGATAAAAACACTATTGTAGGTCATTTATGTGAAGACCAAATGATAAGCACATATTTAGGAATTACAAATCAATTAGCAAAAATTGTTATTCCATCATTTGTTCAGCACGAAGGTTATGACAAAAGTATATTTAAAAATCCTGCATCTATTCAAGGAAATAAAAGGAATTCATTTTCATACGATCCAGATTTTGATCCTAAATCAATAGATTGGGCTTATCAATTTGCAAATCCATTAATAGATAAAACAAAATTAATTCATAATACAATTTAATATGAACAAGGCAGAAAACAGAGACATTATGTCGTTTCAAGCATTTCCAGAGTATGATATTATTTGGTGCGATCCACCTTGGGAGGATAAGATGGTTAAGTATTTTCAGACCTTAAATCATAAGCAAACTGGTAAGGTTGTAGAAAATAATATCAATGGAATTCTCGAGAAACTATTTTTATTAGCAAATAATCAAAAGCCAATTGTAGTCGAGTATTCTATTAAAGGAAGCGAACTTGTAATTGAATATGCTAAGAAACACGGTCATACGCTTACGCAGACGGTAACGGCTATTCAGGATAATGACCTAAAATCATATTTGCTGGTTTTTAACACAGATGTAAGATTAGAACAAGGGTTGCGCGGTTACTTAAACACAACAGAAGGTGTAAGAAAGCTAGGAGCTAAATTAGTATTTGATCCATTTGCAGGGATGGGTCGCACGGCAAAAGCCGTGTTATTAGCAGGTGCATCTTATCACGGTTCTGAATTAAACGAAGCACGTTACAAAAAGCTATGCAAGATTTTATCAGTATAGAGCCTATTAGTCTCGATTTAATCCGTCAGTATATTGCGCAGACTAAACGCGAAGGGATGGCGGGGTATTCGGAAAAAGCGGATTATTACGGTGCATTTTTTAATGGGGAATTAGCTGGATTTACATCGATTCAGTATTATGGGAATCAAAAAGTAAAATTTAACAATCACTATGTATTCCGAAATTTTAGAGGAAGGGGTGTTTTTAAAGAAATGTTTGCTTTTTCGCTTCAAAAAATAATAACAGAAGGGTATAAGACAATTATTGCATCGTGTACATCTATGAGTCTAAATTATTATAGAAAACACGGTGCAGTTGTTACTAAGTACCATAAGATTTGTACAGACGTAATAATTAAACTAACCTAAATGGCAGAGCAAATATATTATTTTAAGGATAACGTCTATGAAGCAAGTTTAAAACGAATCAGAAGGATTTTTGATGAATTTGATAATGTTGTTGTAGGTTTTAGCGGAGGCAAAGATTCGACGTGTACACTCAATTTGGCATTAAAGGTTGCACATGAAAAAGGACGTATTCCTTTAGCGGTAATGTTTGTCGATCAGGAAGCCGAATGGCAGGCTACAATTGACTATGTTAAGACGATAATGTACCGAGACGATGTAAAACCTTATTGGATTCAAGCCCCCTTTAAAATCACAAATTCGACGTCAGCAGATAGCGATCATTTAATGGCTTGGGGCGAAGGAGAAAATTGGATTAGAGAAAAAGATCCAATTGCAATAAAGAAAAACAATTACAATACGGCTAAAGGTACATCGCACTTAGATGAATTTTATTCGTTTTTCCCAAAATTCTTTGCACACGAGTTTAAGGGTAAGAAATCTGCATATCTTTCGGGTGTAAGAGCAGAAGAATCGCCTAACAGACGAATGGCTTTGACGGGTAGTGCGACCTATAAGGACATTACCTGGGGCAAGGTTTTAGATGCAAAGCAAGAACACTATACATTCTACCCTCTTTACGATTGGTCATATACCGATATTTGGAAGGCTATTCACGAAAACGGATGGGAGTATTGCAAGGTTTACGACCTTATGTATCAACACGGTTATCCAGTAAGAGATATGCGAGTTTCTAACCTGCACCACGAAACGGCAGTAAAACATCTATTTTTTTTGCAAGAGATCGAGATTGACACCTATAACAAATTAACCCAACGATTGAAGGGTATTTCGACTGCTGGAAAATTAGGGGAATCAGATTTCTTTGTAAAAGACTTACCATTTATGTTTTCTGATTGGAAGGAATACCGTGATTTCCTAGTAGAGAAACTTATTACCGATGAACAACGTCCCGTATTCGAAAAGCGATTTAAAGCAATGGATGAAAAATACGCTGATATGGATAACCTTAAAATTTTGCATAAGACACAAGTGCAATCCGTAGTTATTAATGATTTCGGTTTCGTAAAACTTGCGAACTGGGAGACGAATCCTGCGGTAAACTCTTGGAGACGATGGAAACGGGGAGATAAAATTGACGAATCATTGCCAAACCCATATATCAAACGATAATGATAAAAGACCAAATTTTAGAAGCGTTCGGCAAAGCCGAAAATAAGATAGAATTTCTTTGTGAAATCAGAGAGTTCTTACATACTTTGTCTCCGCTTAATACGCAACCCGTAGACTTAATCAAATGGGTAGATATTAACAAGGTAACTGCAAACGACTACAACCCGAATTCAGTAGCTAAAAATGAAATGAAGCTACTTTACACGTCGATCCTCCACGACGGTTATACACAACCCGTAGTTACCGTGTATGACAAAGAAAAAGATATGTATGTAATTGTAGATGGATTTCACCGATTCTTAACGTGTAAGTCGAATCAAGATATTAGAGACCGTAATTATGGATATTTACCAGTTGTTGTTATCAATAAAGACATCAATGATAGAATGGCATCTACTGTTCGACACAACAGAGCAAGAGGAAAACACGCGGTAGGATCGATGTCAAGTATGGTTTTTGAGATGCTAGAAAACGGATGGGCAGACGATCAGATTTGTGCAGAGTTAGGAATGGAAGCAGAGGAATTAATTCGCCTAAAACATATTACGGGATTCTCAAAGCTATTCGAAAACACAGAGTACAAAAAGTCTTGGGAGACCGAAAAGCAAGTAAAGATTAGAATGGAGTATAACAAAAAACAAAAATAAGATGGAAGTAGAAATGCTAGACATACGGATGATTCGTCCGTATCATAGAAATCCTAGAAAAAACGAAAAAGCAGTACAAGCGGTTAAGCAATCAATCGTAGACTATGGATTTAATAGTCCAATCGTAGTCGATAAGAAGTATGTTATTATTGCAGGACATACGCGTTACAAAGCGTGTTTAGAATTAAAAAAGCAGAAAGTACCGTGTGTTGTTTTAGACATCGATGAAAAAAAAGCAAAAGCATATCGTATTGCAGATAACAAGACGTCAGAACTTGCTGAGTGGGATATGGATAACTTAATTCCTGAATTGCGAGAGCTATCCGAAAGCATCGACGATTTACAGATTTACTTTAAAAATCTAAGCATCGATGATTTAATTCAGGAGTCGGTAGGACAGAGTCATTTTAAGCCCGTTACGCAGGAGCAAATTGACGCTAAGGGCGAATCACTAGGGAGCGCATACGATAACGTATCTGTGCAAGCGGAAACACTTTTGGAGGTAATCTGTCCACATTGCGGAGAGTCGTTTCAGATAAAAAAGTAGTAATTCATTAATGTGAAATTATTGTGGAAAAGAAATACGCAAGAGGAAAACACCCAAATAGCCAAAAGGCACTAACACCCGTCAAAAAAGGTCAGGTATTAAATCCCTATGGACAACCTCGAAAATATGTTTCTACACTAATAAAAGACGGCTACAAAAAGGCTGAGGTAAACGATACGATTCAGGCTTTAATTTCTATGAATGTAGAAGAAATCAAAGAGGTATTGACTAATGATAAGGCTACTATCCTAGAAAAGACGGTTGCCTCCGCTTTAATAAAGTCAATTAGCCGTGGCGATCTTTCATCTATTGAGTCGTTAATTAATCGTGTGTACGGTAAACCTAAAGACCACGTTGAAACGAGTGGAACGCAGGAAATTAGGATTATAAGGACGAATGCAAGTAGAACTTAATCAACTTCACGAAGGTCAGCAACATATCATAGACAATCGGAAACGGTTTAATGTGGTATGTTGTGGACGTCGTTTCGGTAAGACGGCTATGGCGGTCGAGTTAATCTTAGATGATGAGCAAGATAACGGTGCACTAAAGGGTCATAAGATTGCCTATATGGCACCGTCTTACAAGATGCTAGAAGAAGTTTGGCTTGAATTACTATACCGTTGCAGGGACATCTTAAAAAGCAAGAATGAGTCTGCTAAACGGATCGTATTAGTGACGGGCGGTACAATAGACTTTTGGTCGATGGATAATATCGATTCAATTCGTGGTAGAAAATACAAACGTGTTATTTTGGATGAGGCTTCTATTCTAAATAGCAAGAAGTTAAAAGATATTTGGGAGCAGTCTATTAGACCACTCTTAACTGACCTGAAAGGCGATGCTTATTTCCTCTCTACCCCCAAGGGGAAAAAGCATTACTTTCGGGAGCTAGCAGATAATTACAAGAAGCACGGTAAGTCTTGGGCATTCTTTCAGATGCCTACATTATCAAATCCTTTTATCGACCCCGCAGAAGTCGAGGAAGCACGAATGATGTTGCCTCCTGTAGTCTTTGCACAAGAGTATGAAGCCGTATTTACTGATATGGTTTCAGATAACCTATTTATTCAAACATTCTCAATTGAAAAGCACGTATCAAAAGAGCCTATTGCTTATAATCCATCGTTGCCTACCTACATATCGATTGACTTTAACGTATCACCACTATGTTGTATTGTTGTACAGATGGATCTACATTTTAGGTCGATACACGTGATTAACGAGTACAGACAGATGGATTCGGACGTTTATGAACTTTGCGAGTGGATTAAGTCAAACTACGATTCACGCAGAATCTTTATTACGGGAGATGCGGCAGGATTTAACCGTTCAGCCTATTCCCGTGCGCATCAGTCTGCATTTCAAATTATTCAGACTGAACTAAACCTAAATTGGTCGCAGGTAAAAACACCTAGAGGTAAGCCCGCTGGATATGTAAACAATAAACGTCTTCTAGGCAACGCATTATTCGCAAAACATCCTAACCTATTACTAAGCAACTGTCCGTGGCTAGTAGAGGATTTAACCAACGTAGAATGCGACTCTATGGGTCAAATGAATAAGACCCGTGACTCTACTCAGTCACACTTACTAGATTCGTTACTTGACTTTTTCTTTTCGTGTTGTCAGGACGCGGTTAAGATGCCATCTATGCGCGGTTAGTGAATTGTCTAAAACGACAGTCCATAAGTAATTCAAAATCAGTTAAATTTACGATTATTAAACCCCCAAATTAATATGTGGAACGAAAAGACTGTTTCAGATAAGTCGATAACTTACATCAATACAAATACGGGAGAGGAATCGTCCGCATCGTTAGTGTATAACCATCCCGAATTAGGCAGATTCTATATGTTTGATTCGGTTATGACTATGCCTTTTCAGCGGAAATACGTATTTGACCTTATTCAGCAGAATGAGAAAATCGGGATCGAGAAAAAGGAGCTATTGACGCACTTAGAATCGATTAAGGAGTTCCTTAATGCAGGCAAAGGTAATGACGCTTACGGTACGATTATGTACATCGAATCGAAGCTAAAAGATGGATGGGATTATCAAAAGAGTAGCTTACTAATTTGTGCTTTGCTAGTAGTCCAAGAGGGCGAAAACATAAACGGGTTTAATCAATCGGAGGCAGAGGAAAAGATTAACAAATGGGCAGTAGATTTAACGATGCTCAGTTTTTTTTTGAACTTTGCTCAACTAAGAATAAACAGTTTGATGAACTTTGTAAACAGAAGTTCAAGCACATTTTCGGCGGTGGTATCCCAATCAACGGAGAACCAACCACAACCGTCATCGGAAAGTTAAACGATAAGCGAGATGAAGACTTGCAATTGTTTATTAGACGAGCTACGAATGGAAGTGTAATTGAGCGTGATAGACTGCTAGAATACAGTTGTTACGGTTTTTATAATGAGTTAAATTTGTTTGTGCTAGAAAATAATAAAGATGCAAAAGGAAATCTTCGAAATTCAGTTTGATCCCGCGAGTTTTAATAACAATATCGATAAGGCTTTGGTATCATTATCAAAGCTAGAAACACAATCAGGCGAATCAGCTTTGGCAGTAAAAACCCTTGCAAATTCTATTGGAGGGGTTTCTTTCTCGCGTCCCGCAGGAGAGATTCTTAGACTAAATTCTGCACTAAGTCAGGTAAACGTAGCGACATTAAAATTAGACACTTCACAAGAAGGTTTAGCCCGTGCTACGCGGTTAACTGAGGTTGCTATGAGGAATTATGGTAAAACAACTCAGGAGACAACAGATAAGGTAACTAAGCACAAAAACGAAACCGATAAGGCTACAAAATCTACGGTATCCTTTGGCGAAAAACTAAAGAATACATTCAGCAATTTAGCGGGTGCTTTAGGGATAACTGCTGGAATCGCAGGAATTGTTTCACTAGGAAGGGCAATACTTAGTACATCGGCAGAGTTCGAAAAATACCGTGCAGTATTAACAAATACACTAGGAAGTTCAGCACTTGCAAATAACGCTCTTGCGACTATTACAGAGTTTGCATCTAAGACTCCTTTTTCGGTTGCGGAATTGACTGATTCATTCGTAAAATTAGCGAATCAAGGGTTTGTTCCATCGATAAACGAACTGCGCAAATTAGGCGATTTAGCATCGTCTACGGGTAAGGATTTTAATATGCTTGCAGAGGCTATACTAGATGCTCAGACGGGAGAATTTGAACGTCTAAAGGAGTTCGGTATCAAAGGAAAAGTAGAAGGCGATAAGGTAACCTTTGCATTTAAAGGAATACGTACAGAGATAGATAACAACGCTGAATCAATCAGAAAGTATATTATTGGGTTAGGAGATATGAAAGGTGTAGAGGGAGCTATGACGGCTATCTCTCAAACATTAACGGGTCAGGTATCTAACTTAGGTGACGCGTGGGATCAGATGCTTGTCGCTTTAGGAAACAATACGCGAGGTATTTTTACCACATTAATCGAATACTCTGGAATCGTTCTAAATAAGATTACTGAGATTAACAATGAAATGAATGCTTTGAGCAAAGTAGACCCTAATGCAGGTGGATTTATGTCTATGTTTAACGGTTGGGATAGAGTAGCTGGTTCTACTATTGTAAAAAATAGAAGTGCTTTGCAAACTATTACGTCAGATATTATTGCAAACGCTAAGACACAAGACGAAATCGAACAAGGAAAACTTAGGCTAAAGGCTGAGTACGATGTTAAGCGAGGGGAGATTGACGCATTATCTAATGCAAAGGCTACAAAGGATTTGAATGTTTATAGAAGCCGTTCGTATAGAGGATTAAAGATGTCCTACAACGAGCAAATTCAAGCCTTAGATGCGCAGTCAAAAGCATTACTAGAAAAGTCACTTAAAGCGGGAGAAGGCATAAGTAAAGCTAAGCAAAAAGAGTTAGATGCTTTGATGAAATTAGAGGAAGCATATTGGAAGAAATTACGCGATATGCGTTCTGCATTAGCAACCTATAAGTTTCAGAATAGTCCGAAATCAAAGGAGGCAATTGAAGCTGAATATGCACGTTTGCTGGAAATTGAAAAAGCCGAAATACAAAAGCAATTTGGTAAGCTAGGTAAACTAAAGGTATTGACTATGCAAGCGGAGGCAGTTAAGATGTCAAAGGCTAGAAGTCAAACGGACATAGAAGAATTTAGTAAAGCACAAGCGGAGGCTTTAAACGGAATTAATCGTGCAATCGAAGATCAAGAGTTTTCTATTCGTGAAAAGAAAATTGCATTGATGAAAGAAGGCTTTGATAAGGATAATGAAGCTACTCAGCTAGAATACGATAAGCAGATTAATGCAATCGAAAGAGCGGGTGAAGACAGACTTAAGACGATCGAGGAGCAACGCAAAGCGGGTACTCTTACCGATTTTAAAGCAGGTCAAGAACGCATTCGGGTAGAGAAAGAAACGCAGGCTAACATCGCATTAGTAGAGCAGGATAGCTACGCAAAACGCATAGCAAACTTGCAGAAGTTCTATGAGGATATGCTAGGCATTACGGATGCTGAAAGTGCTAAGCGTGTCGCTAAGGATTCGGAGGCTATTGCTCAAATAGTAATGAAAGAGTCAGAGCGTTACGCAAAAGGTGAAATTACCTATGAGCAGTACGAGCGTAACATTGCTAGAAAGCAGGCTGATTTTAAGAAGACCGAACTAGACACTCAGTTAACAAATCAGGAGCAATCTTTGATGTTATTAGAGCAGAGCTTAAACTTAGCCGATGAGGTAAGTAAGACTGCAATTGAGACTAAAATTGCTTTAGCTAAGGAAGGTATTGATAAGACTAAAACCGAATTAAATACGCTAAACAAAGGATTTACTAGCCCCGTAGATAGCTTAATTGGTAAGGCATTCGGAATCGATCCTAGTGACCCTAAATCAACAGAGGATATTGATAAGTTTAAGAGTGCAGTAACAAATGCAATTAGCGAAACGGCTAAGGCTGTTAATCAATCGTTGCAGGCTCAGATAGATGCCGACAACCGCGCGATAGAGTCGCAAAGAAAACGTGTAGATGAAGCGTCTAGGATTGCATCGGAAGGTAACGCAGAATACTTGCAACAAGAGGAAGAACGTATGCGAGAGCTAGAAGCAAAGCGCGATGAAGACGCTAGAAAGCAGTTAGCAATTAATGCCGCACTACAAGCGTCGCAAGTTCTAGTTTCGATTACGGGTGCATTAGCTAGTTCGGGAGGCGAGCCTATTCAAGTAGCAACTAAGGTGGCTACTATTATTGCCGCACTCGCTACGGGATTTGCATTAGTATCTAGCTTGCAATCTAAAACACCTAGTTTCTTTGAGGGTACAGACTTTGTTCCACTAGGAAATAACAAGAAAGGACGTGATACTGTACCTGCATTCCTTCACGAAGGAGAGGCGGTAATTCAAGCGGATAAGAATAAGGCTTATGCGCCTACAATTAAAGCCATACGTCGAGGTTTACTGCCTCCTGAATTGCTTAATGGATTTGTTACGGGAAATCAAATGAACCATTTAGCATTAGGGAAAGCCTTGCAGTCTAGCTCGAATACATCGTTTAAAGAGTCACACTTTGTTGAGATGAATGAGAGACTAGCAGGACTAGAACAAGTTATGCTAGGGACTACAAAGGCAGTACGTCAAATAGGGGTTAATGTAAACCTAGATTCAGACGGATTTAGTATGTCAATTCAAAAGCATTTAGAGCGTAAATCTAAAATCTGGAACGCATAATGGGATTAGTAAAAATTGAAATAAAGAAGCATCAACTTGTTAATAAGCAAGGCGAGAATGTTATTGTTCAATGCGACAATAATCAAGGCTCTTATGTGCTTGGTAACGTAGACGATACTTGGTATGATATTACGTCTGACACGTCAGGATTAGAGGAATTAGAGCTATACATTAAGCGTCCAGTTAATTCATCAAAAGCATCAGAACGTTCGGCTACGGCACAGATAACGATTGCAGGCACATCCGAGTCGCTGGTAATGACGTGGCTATACGAGTTTCCTTGTTCTCAATTAAACTTCTTTGACGTCCGAATTACGGATTTGTCTTGCAATCTTATTTACAATATGTTTTCGCTTAAAGCGGATAACATCGAGTATTGCACTAATGATGGTTGCGGGGTTACATTACCGTTAAGAGAGGCAGACAATGCCTATTTTAGACTAAAGAAAATCTCTATAATGGATAACCATTTAAAGTGGTTTTCGGAGGACGGTACAAAAGAGCATCCTACGTTTTTAGTAACGATGCTTAATCAAATGAGTTTGCTTCAATCGGTAGCGGTAGGTATGTATCTTTTCGTGCAGAACTTGCCAGGGGTAGGTTTAATTGTTGATGCAATAGCTGATATAGAGAAAGCCATTCGTAAATCATTAGGTGTAGGATATTACGCTCCTGCACCATTAGTTAGAACTTTGCTAGAAAACATTACAATTAAGGCAGGATTAACAATGGAAACTATCTTTGACATCGGAAAGGATGCTGAGAATGATTGCTTGTTTATTCCTTACGGAGGAGACTATCATCACAATGACGCAAATAATGGTAGCGGATCTCCTAGCACCAAGTACATTTGGGGAAACAGATATATTTGGTCAGCAGATAAATTTATCGAAGCATTATGTAAGGCTTACAATTGCTATTGGGAAATAGGCAACGGAGTCCTTTATATTCGCAAAAATATCGACCTAACAGAAAGCGAACCTTTTGATTTTAGGGGCGATATTATTGGAAACGTATGTTACGCTTATAACCTTGAAAAGAAGCCATCCTTTGGCAGATACGAGTACGCAAGCGACGCTTCTGATATGTCATTAAATAGTTCGGCTATTGCGTATAATGATATTGTAGATTTCGATGGCGAAGCGGACAACCCGATATTGGAAGGGGAGCTTGATAAGCGACTAGAATTTGCAAACACTAGCTTCTTGCACGATAGTTTTTCTACGAATCCATACATTGAAATCTTTGATACGGCTTACATTATTGCCTATATTTTAGCAGGCTTGCTTTCTTTCGTTGCCGCTTCATTAATTGCAGGTACACTTACTGCTACGGGAGCAATACTGATTACGGCAGGAGTGGCTTATTTTACTGCTTCTATTAGCATATCAGTCGATAACAAAAAGAATGAATACGGAGAGAATTCTGTTTATGCAGGGTCGATTCGTATTATGGGTAGCGGATCGATTAATACACCAAAATTAATCCGTTATGATGCAGAAAATACTTCGATTGGAAATGCTAAAGCAGTTTACGCTAACATCGAAGACATTCAGCCATCTTGGATGAATACGGGAAATATAGCATACGAAAATCAACCTTGGGGATCAACATTAAAGAAGCCGTTTACAAAAGTGTGGAATTACCCTATGTATTTCGATGCTAATTACATCGGTAATATGTATGACAAATACCACGAATTAACCGACAATCCATTTAAGATAAACATCGGAAATAAAACGCTTACAATCGTAATGGAGCTATGTTGCGATACGGTTGTAACTACGGGATTAATCGGAGACATCGGTAGAATCGTAGGGCAGGTTGCAAGAGTAAGCGATACAGAGAAAATCCTAGTCGAGGAAGTTAAGGTATCTTACAAAGAAATGATTATCGAAATTAAGGGGAAAATAATTTATATCTAAGAAAATGAAACTTTACAAAGTAGAAGGTAATGGTAGCAGAGATGAATTGCAAGAATGTAAATTTAACTCTCACAAAAAATGTCTATCTTATGCTATTCCAATTACGGATGCAGTCAAGAGTTCTATTAGCTATCAATTACAATTAAAAGAAATACCTACTAGAATTACGGCATTCTATGCAGACTTATGTTCTGATATGGAGAGTGAATTTAAGTTTCAAACACTTCTTTACGCTATGGCTCCTAATGGTAGCCATTACGCTAATTTCTTAGGCTTAAAAACACTACCAGAGTACGATTCATTCTACATCTATTTTGAAGTCGCATACGAGGATAATAGTATTGAAAGATTTTTCTCGCAAGACTTTGTAAAAGAGCGTTGTTCGGTTGTTAATTTAATCGAGGCTTGCTATTCGGAGAATGATAATGCAGGCTATGATTCAGACGGTAATTACTTAGGATTACCAATGATGCCTATATTCGGTAATGCTTATCTTAGGTATTATCATATGTATCCAGTTCGTGAACTGACTACGATGTATCAGGGAAAAACCTTAACCTACAAGACGCTAAACTATGGGTCAAAAGTAGTTAAGACAACATCAGAAACAACGTATCAAATTAGTTACGAGGTATTGCCATATTGGTATGACGAAGAAGTCTCTAAGGCATTTGAAAAAGGGGTTGTTACTGCACTAGATAAACAGTATATCCTAAAAGAATTTAAGGCAGAGGTTGTAGGCGATCCGACTTGTAGTCGAGTTTACAATACAGTCCTAGCATCCGAAATAAAAAACATCTCAATGTCTTGCGGTACAACAGAATGTCAAACTTTCTTCTGCACTCCGACATCATTTAGCCATACGATGTTATCCGTTTGCTTGGATGCACACGAGCCGTATAGTCAAGAAGTTACGGTAGAAGGATTGCATCCGATTGCACTAAACAGTATTACTAATAATACGGGCGCATCAATTAATGTAGTCGGATATTTAGAAGATGGGAATTACATCGACTTTCAATCGCTTACAATATCGAATCCTACAACCGCAGGAACTATTGTAATCGACTATGAAGACTGCAATGGAACGGCTCAAAAGACGATCTATATTTCAGAAGGAGATTGTTGCTGGTTAGGGGATTTAGTACAATTAAACTCATAAGATTATGCCAAATAGAACGATTACAATTAGATTAATTTCGGCTGGCAACGATGCTGGAAATTTTACGATAAAAGATCAAGGCGGTGTAACACTTTACAATAATGTTACCCGCGAAGCTATAATGAGTCCAAGCGGATTAACGATAGATGTACCATACGAGACTACGTCATTAACGGTTGCATCTACTGGAGTATGTACGACTGAAAAATCGATTACATTATCATCTGTTCCTCCACTTATAACTAGGTATTATGAGCTTGTTCCGTGTGATTCGGGATTACCGAATGTTTACACTAAGCTGGCAAATACACTACCTAACAACAGATATGTAAAAACGGGTATGACTCCTATCTTTTATGTTTATCAAGGAGCTTATATCGACCAAACATACGATCCATCAAATTTAGATACGAGTATAGTTACTGCTAACGGGATAGGGTGCCCATAAACAAAATAATCTATGACAAACGAACACCAATTAAAGATTGAAGCGATTAGGAAACACTTCAATTCAACAAATATGCGAATCAGTGATTTTTGGACTGAATTCTACGAATCATATGGTTACAATAATAGAAGTGGATTAAAGAAACTATGCGTAACAAATAACATAACAGTTAGCGAAAGAGCTAAGTTATGGCTTACTAGCAAAGGAGAAAAGACTGAGTTTAATCTTGATGAATTAGACAACTTTGGAATTCTAAATAGTATTGGAAAGGAATACACAAGTCAGAAATTACCTAGTGAATTAAAAAAGATTGGTATTCTATCTGACATTCATTTCCCGTATCATAGCCTTGAAGCTTTGCGCGTTGCTATCACATACCTTCGAGAGCAAGAAATCGACTGTCTTTACCTAAACGGAGACATTTTTGATTTTTATAGCATAAGCAGACACGAGAAAGACCCTGATATGCGCGATTTCCCAAGAGAGGTTGAGATGAACAAGGACTTTGTCCAAAAGCTACGGAATCTATTCCCTACAATACCGATTTATTACAAGCTAGGAAATCACGAAAATCGTTACGCGAAATCCTTGCAAGTAAATGCAGAGGAGTTTGCTCAAATACACGAACTTCAATTCGATGTATTCTTTGGATTTGATAGATTGGATTTCCGAATGGTAGAAGATTGGCAAGGAATGGAAATGGGGGATTTGCTTGTACTTCACGGACACGAGCTATACGGAGGCGGGGGTGTTAACCCTAGTCAAAACTTATTTAATAAGACTATATGCAATACGCTTATCGGACACGTTCATAGGACATCTAACACTACAAAGAAGACTGGATTTAAGAAATTTATTCACGCTTATTCTACGGGATGCCTAACAGTTTTAAGTCCAAAGTATATGCCATTTTCACAACACAATCACGGATTCGCTTTAGTAGAGATTGAAAACGGGATTTCTAAGGTTAAGAACTTGGTTATCAAGGACGGTAAGGTATTGTAGTTTTGTCGATAAGCACATATTTGTAGTTAAAAAAATAGCCATATATTTGTATTGTACATAGCGGTACTGATGGCAATTTTCAACTTTTAAACAGAAAAAAAATGCCGATTAATTATTCAAATTTTGTTGATTGCGCGGGTGATACTTGTGTTAAGGTAACTTTGCCCGTAAGAGCATCGCAAGCGTGCGAATGCGAAACTTGGAGTGGTCGTATTAACGACTTATACTTCATTGATTGTTCGGAGGAAATCTCTCCTGCAAATCTAATTGATACCGCTTGGTGGACTGCATTAAAAACTGGCAACAAGATTTTCAACTTAGGTGTTGGTATCGGTGGTTATGCTAAGAAGAATGCAACTACTTTCGACGCAGGTGGATGTGGAGTTCCTACAATCCAACAAATCGAATGGGCTTTATCTTATCAGGTATTCTGTATGGATAAGTCTTCTGCTATGTACACTCACGAATTTGCAAACGATTTAATTAACGGTGGTTTAAAAAACTACAACGTAATTGCTCGTTTCTGTGACGGAGACAATATGATTTTGCCTATTGGTAAGGTTTCTTTATCTGACTTCAATAACGAATTGCCTACCGACACTACTGGCTTTATGTCATTCTCTTACGAGTTCTCTTGGAAATCTATGATTGTTCCAACTCCTTTAGAGGTTGCAGGCTTACAAGCAGTATTGCCTAAAGCAATCAGATAGTAGTTTGTTTGTGTTTGATGAATAATGAAAATGGGGAGGGGTTATGCCCCTCCTTTTTCACTTTAAAGAGATATGGAATTAAAAGTCTACGATATTGAAACCGCTAAGGAGATTGCGGATAGAGTGCTAAATACGCAAGGAGAAATCCCGTTGTATAAAGTTCATTATTTTGAGAAAATCAGAAAGCAACTACAAGTACATACAGAGGGTAAAATCTTTTCAAAAGTTATTAGTGTATTTAAGAATGAGGAACAAGAGTCTACTAATTTTGTTGTAGACACTTACGAGTCAGTTACAAAGGGATCGATCTGGAGAGGTATAGATAACATTGCAAGAATCTTTAATAATACGGGATTTAACATTACGGGAGACAAAGATACAATTCAAGCATTAAGCGATGCTAGTTTCTTTAATGATTACATCGAGGATTTTATTACGGTATCTACGGCTAAAGACCCGAATGCAGTTCAGGTTTGGAAAAAGAGAGATGCTAATGAAGAAGCAGGCGAAGAATTATGGGAGTCAGAGTTTATTGAAACACAATTTATTCGATTAATTAATGAGAATGAAATTGCGTTTATTGATGTAGAAAATAGCGATTACACTATTGAGGTAGATCATTCAATTATCGGGTCAACAAACGCGGTATATGACGATGCAAATCGTAGAGTAACAAAATCATATTTTGAGGGTGTTAAGTATAAATTTGGTGAAAGAATCCGAATCATTTACATTAGCAACGAGCAATACATTATAATTGATAAAAATGGGAAAGAGGCTACGGTTACAATTGAGAACTTTGCAAATAAGTTACGTTGTCCGTACACGTGCACTGGTGTACAAGAGATTGCAGAGGGAGTTTACGATTCGGCAGTCGCACCGTTTATTCCATTCGGGAATCACGCTTTAATTCAGCATAGAACATACCGTTCTGTTGAGGCTTTATTTGGTTATCCTAGAATGAGTGAGGTAGAACTACCTTGCGAGAATTGTGTTCGCGGTCAAGAGTCTTGTGATATTACAGAACAGAATCCTTTAGGAATTAAGACGTGTACTAAATGTAGTGGAACGGGTCACGTTACGATGCAGTCTACATTTAAAATTTACAAACGTAAACTATTCCCTGACAATCCAGAGCTTAATGCAAACGTAAAGCCAGTAGAGTTTTTTACACCCGATTCGGCTATTCTTGAATACAATGCTAAAGCGTGGAAAGAGACCTTGCAAATGGGCGAGGACGCGATCTACATTCAGCAACGTATTGAGACGGGAAATGTTGAGTCAGCTAAATCTAGGGAAAAACAATTAGAGTCGATGTACTCTTGGTTAGGACGTATTTCTAGTGTTATCTACAATAACATTCAGGATGCAATCGACAACTATTGTTTAATTACTAATAGTGGTGTTGCTACGGTAGAAAAACCGATGTCATTCGCTATTATGTCGGAGTTAGAAGCATTCGATTATTTAAACAAGATTGTATCTACGGATGCTCCTATTTTTATCAAGACTAGCCACATTGAGAATTTCTTAAACAAGTACATTTCTAAGACGTCGGCAGTTATTAAGATTGTCGATGTACTAAAGCGTGTCGATCCATTTGTTTTCTATACGCAAGGTGATTTGCAAGCGTTATCTGATAGCGGTGTAATTAACGATCAGGATTGGAGAGTTCACGCTTACGCATTTCCATTACTAATGCAGATGTACACTAGAGACCCTGAAATCTTAATGAAAGATTACACTTTAATTGAGTCTCAATTAATTCAGGCAGTAGATGCAAAAGTAAAGCCGAAAGCGGTAGGTATGTCAGTAGACCCTAATGACCCGTCTACTAAATTGCGTGGTTCAGTCGGAGGTATGTACACTATGATTCAAATTGCAAGAGCAGTATCAGAAGGAACGTATGATTTAGAAGCCGCAGTCGCTTTGGTTATGGATAGATTTGGTTTAACAGAACAAGAGGCTAAGAAGCAATTAGGTACACCAAATCCTGCTCCTGCCGTTTAAATAGATTGCGATGACCCACGAGGACATTTACACTAAGATTAGTAACATAGCAACCGATAACTTTAACATTAAAGCTATTGAAAAGCTATTGCTAAACGAGATTTTAGGTAATGTTAGAAAGGGTTTAAATACTAGCAACAATAAGATAACTGGATTAAGCAGTAGTGCGGGTAGAATGATTTCAGATTCTATCCGTGCTTTGTACGATACTAATCAATACAAGAACAGTCTTGCTAGTTTATTATCAGATGTGCAAGGTTTAGGAGTTAGCAAGGTTGGAGTCTATGTAGGAGATGGCTTAGAGGTAGCCATATCTGATTTATCTGAGGCGCAAAGCGTCGCTTACGATAGTTTACTTGATTCGCTTAATGAAAGTGGCTTAAATCAAAGATTTAATCAGCCTATCCGTCAACTTATTTATCAAAATGTAAGAGACGGTGCAAGTCAGACGGTGCTGGAAAAAGCAATCAAATCGTATGTTTTAACAGAAACGGGATCGAAGTCAGAACTAAATCGCTACATAAATTCTGTATCTATACAATCCGCAGACGCTTATTCATCTGCAATTGATCAAGAAGTTTACAAGAGATTTAAGCCTAGACTTACTCATATTCGTGTTGTCGGATCGTTAATTGATACGAGTTCCCGTCAATGCAGGAGAGCAGTTTTAGTCTACGATCGAGAAATACCAATAGATAAGCTAGACGAGTGGATAGCTTATGCAAAAGAAAATGGAGCGAGTCAAACGCTTAATGCAAACAATTTGTCAAGTCTTAAAGCTCACTACGGTTGCAGGCATCAGTTTGTTCCCGTAATTTTAAATAACAAAAAATAGATATGGAGTGCTTAAATAACCTTTTGAAAATCCGTGATTATTGCGAGCCTAGTGCGGTCGGGCCATTTATAGGAGATTTTGTAGACGTCTCTACTGTTTTACTTTCTAACCTAGCAAATGCAGAGGAATTAACGGGGGAGCAATACGGAAATATGCTAATTAGTTCGGCTACGGAGCAGGTAAAATCAGATATTCTCTTATCAGCGACAGAAGGATATTCTGTACGAAATGAAGTTTATCATTTAATCAATGATAAAAAGTTCTCAGGCACTTACAATAACTGGGGAATTTCATTGTCAAACTATTTCCGTTCTAGTCATTCTAGTATTTACATTACTGCTTTAAAGTTTAAGGCTAGTTTTACGGGAGAGTTTACAATTGTATTCGATGATTTAGCAGGTCAAACTGAACTTCCTGCGGAGGCTATTGCAGGTCAAGAGGTTACAATTCAATGTGATTATGTAACAAAATCTAAGACGGTAAGAATTTACGCTAAGGAATCAAACGCTACATTTGCAGTATTAACTGGCGCATCAGGTTGTGGTTCTTGTTCTGCTAAGAAAGGAGTCTTTTTAGGGATGCAAGGTTTTAATCGATTAACTAACCATCCTCAGTCTACGGGTTTTATTCCTACGGCTCATATCGCTTGTAATATGGATGATGTAATGTGTATCGCTTTATTACGCAATAAATCTTTGTTCTCGAAGGCGATCGCATACAAGGCGGGGGCTTTAGCTTATAGCCGTCTAATGCTTACAACACGGCTAAACGATAGCACGTTAAATATCAATATGGATGTAGCTCAAAGCTACCTAAATACATTAGAGGCTAAGTATCGTGAATTGATGTTTGGGTCTGCTCAGGCATACGGTAATGCTAGTACAAATGGAATTATTTCTGTGCTACGTCAGTCGCTTCGCTCGATGAATGATCAATGTGTTGTTTGCTCTAGTCAAATTTCTAGTTCTACTGCGGTGTTTTAATGAATGATTTGCAAAAGATATTGTTAAGATTAAAGGAGTGGTCAAATTCGACCGCTCCTATTGATAATATCGTGCAAGGGATGAATCAAGGAAAATCTGCTTTGCAGAATAGAATCTTTAATTCAGAGCAAGGAACAAAAGATGTAAGCGGGAAAGGCTTAGGAAATTATTCTGACCCATATAAGAAATACCGTCAAAAACGAGGACGTCAAACTGCACACGTTGACCTAGAATTAACGGGATCGCTCCGTAGAGACATTAAGGTAATTCAAGAGAATGCTAAGGTTGCAATAGCAGTTCCATCATCGGATGAAAGGGCAAAAATAGGATACCTAGAAAAAAGATTTGCAACTACAATTTTCGATATTACATTAGATGAAAAGAGTGAAATAATGAATGTTATCGAGTACAACTTTTCAGAAGACATAAAACAGATTATTAATGGAACTAATTAGCGAAATTGTAAAGGGGTTATGCCCTATTTTCGGAAAGGTAGAGGAAGCGACTCTTGAAACTATTGACGGACTAAGATTTCCCGTATCATACAAAGGGAGCGACTACACGTCTTTGTTGCCTAATGATACTACAAGTGAAATTATATATGTACGTGAATTATCAAACACTTCTATTGATAAGGTCGATTTAGGCGGGTCACAAAAGGCTTTGTTTGTCAATAGTAATATGCGCATTGTATTCTATTCTAAAAACGAGTACAATATCTTTGTGATAACGCAACAGTTTTATAGTGCTTTGGAAAAATACAAAGTACAAATCGATGCGATAATTAAAAATGCAGATACCTTGCTTGCAATGGAATCGGGAAAGAAGAAGCATATCAGACTTAAGAACGTAGGGTATTTTGCTATTGATTTTACGGTAAGAAAGGAAATTAACAAATGTGAACTTTTAGACGATTGCGGAAATGAATTGTAATAAGTGTATTCTTGATTTATGTAGCATTGATGTTTGTGGAAATACGGGTATCCTTAAGCTACCATATACAGTTTCTGTCGCTGGAGACTATACTGTTTCATTAGATTTCTTGGGAGCTAAGATACAATCTACTGTTCCATTTATTGTAGGCGAGTCTTTGCAATTTAACTTGACTAACTTAAACGAAAAATACTGCTATACTGGAGAAATTCTTGACCCGTCAGGCGAAAGACTTTTAATTGAGTCAGCAGGAACTTTATACGGTGGATTTTCTTTTTGTACAAATCAGATAAGAATACCGTTTAATCAAAACTAAAATGATTTCGATTCTTGAAATTTTAGGTTTAGTAGGATTGTTTCGCATTGCAATATATGCAATTGGCGATCCTTCTGCGGGATACAACCCTAAAGCAATACTAGCAAATTACACCTATTCACTTTCTTTGTGGAGGGTAAAAAAGTTAAGGATTGTATTGCCTACTCATCATACTATTGATGACGGTTTTAAATCAAAAGCAGACGATATTATTATTAAAGAAATCAATATGTCTACTGTGGTAAACGAATGCTTACCAGTAGCTGGATTTTTAAATATGCTAGGCTTTTGTTCGACTTGCACATCTGTGTGGTTTTTTGGAATTACCTATTTATTACCCCATATTTTTACATCGGGATATTACGATGCTTTTGTCGGATACGGCTTATGCTTGCTAGCATCTCGATTCACATTTAAAAACCTTTAAAATGGAATTAGTAGAAAAATTTGCCCCCTCAAATCTACCTAACCTAACTGAAAATGCTTTTGCGGAATTAACAAAAGACGATATTCAGTTACTTGCTAGTGTTTACCCCGTAATGCAACCAAAGTTATTAATTGCAAAAGAGGGTACTGTACATCCTAAATCGCCTGCAACTTATAAGTCGCTTTATAGCCTATTGTTTTCGGGTCATAGCTTTTATATTGCAGGAACAATGTTTGGTAAGCCAAAAGAAATTATTGATTCGGATGCAGATATTAAAATGGCAAAGGCTATTGACCTAGATCAATTTATTGCTCCAGAAGGACAGATATTTACAGAGACGGATGTTATATCGGAAACGGTATTTGAAGGCGAGAAACCCGAAGCATTTAAGAAAGAGATAGCAAAAACACCTATTAAGCGTACAAGAAAATCAAGTAAAAAATAAACCCCCACAAAAATGAGTTTAGAAACCCTAGTAAAAGGTCTTGGATTGACCGACGAAGACATCACTGCGTTAAGCGCAGAAGGTGCAGACTTAACCCCGATTACTCAAAAGGTAACTGATTCTATTAAGGCAAAAATCTTAGAGGATGAAGCATTCTACAATACACTAGATAAAAACCGTCTACCTAAAGATTGGTTTGACACTAAGTTTAACGAAGGTGTTCAGAAGGTTGCAGGAATGGGAAAGTCAGCTATCGATAAGCATTTTGGATTAACGTCAGAAGACAAAGCAACATTCTCTGATGATGAATTAAAAGACATCGCAAAGTACACGGCTAAAGCTACGCAGATCTTTAAAACAAAGGTAGGTGGAGACAACAAAGACGTAGCTACATTGCAAGACGAAATCATTACTTTAAAGCAAGAGCTAGATGGAAGAAAAACCGAAATAGCTTCTTTGCAAACTAAGTTTGATTCAGATTTAGCAGAAAAGCTAACTGCAAAAGAGCTAGAAACTTTATCGCTTATCGAAGCGTCGCATTTGCAAGCTCACGTACCAGTACCAGTTGGTATTATTTTTGACAAGGCTTTTGCTAGTGTAAAATCTAAGTATAGTGTTGTTGTTGAAAATGGGATTGCAAGCATTCGCAAGAAAGACAACCCTACATTTAAAGTAGAAAAAGCTGACAAGAGCGGTCATATGGAATTAAAGGATGCTTTAGCGGAAGCATTCAAAGAATTGCAGTCTTGGAAAGATGTAGCTCCTACCGCTGGGTCGCAAGCAGGGCGCACTACGGTTACAATTGACCCTAGTAAGTCAAGTAATTCGGAAGCATTTAAGAAAAAACAAGCAGAAGAAGACGCATTTTTTTCATAGTAGATAATAGGTTTAGAGATAAAAACCCCTTTCTGTATCGGATTGGGGTTTTTTGTTGCCTTTTAAAAAATAATTGTAAATTTTCTTTTAATTATTTTGCTAAATTAAAATTTAGCCGTAAATTTACATATCATCTCGAACGAACGGGAGGCTATTAATAAACTACAAAATGAAAAAGTTAACATTAGACACGCTAAGAAAAAAAATAATCGAAGGTTCAGTAGAACTACAAAACGATTTAGCGGGATCAGGCTTAGGTTATTTATACGCAACCGTTAGAAATAATACAACAAAAGTCACTACGACATACGAGATTTCAATTCATCACGGAGTAAGCATTCAAAATAGCAATTTTTTTAACCTTTAATAAACTACAAAATGATAACTTTATTAGAAATCACATTAGAAGAAGCGATTAATCACGAAAAAAAAGATTACAATCCTAGAATATGGTCTCAATCATTAAATCGGTACGCAGAAAGAAATGCTAAATTTTACACTAGCATTCATCAGTCGCAGTACGGTTACAGATCAGTTTACGCAATTTATATGGTAGACGGTTTTAGAGTTATTCAAGAGGTTTCATATTCATCCTCATTATCATCCGCTCCTATGCAATCATACGAATTAATTAAAAACAAGTGGTTAAACAAACTATCACATAGTTTTTCAAAAGATGTAAGAGGTAGAAGTTTAGCAAAGTTATTTAGCTCAAACAACGAAGGAAATATGGTAGGGGATTATTTACTAGGATTTTAATCAATAAGAAGATGACTACAATAACAGAACGCACTCTAAGATTAAGTGAAACAGAAAAAAGACATTATAGCAATTATCTTAATTTGCTAGAAAAAGCATTCGACCTTACGGGAGACGAAGCAAAGCACGAGGCATTAAAGCGTATCGAAGCAAACCGAATTACACAAAATTTACGATCTACAAAATTATTAAACATTAGATAAAATGAATAAGCCTAATATATTGCTAGAATTCAGAGATTTGCTTTTAAGCAACGGATTCAAGGTAACAGACAGAGAGGAAAAAAGCACTTGGTTTTTATTCGAGAAAAACGGGTTTTTAGGATATTGCCAAAAAGACAGTTTTTTCGGTATAGGTCTTTCATCGGTAAACAAGCCACATAAAGAATATGGAACTGGCACGGTTATATTGCGACACTTAATTAATCCAACTGTAGATGACGCAGAAGAAATGGTGAGACGGAATTGGTCTCCTATAAAAGCAGAACTATACAAAAGCCTAGAGGAATACATTAAGTATCCAACAAGCAGATGGGCAAAGTATTCTATAATTTACCCCAAATAATTTTGCTAAATTAAAATTTAGTATTATCTTTACATATCAAATAAAAACAATCGTTATGAAAAAGAAGATCAAAGAGTTTATCGAGGATTACGAGCCTCAAACGGTATTAATGATTATCTTATTATCATTAGCATTATTTAAGTTAATTGATATAGCAAATCATAATTAATATGGTAACTACATCAATCATAGTTTTTATACTAGGCTTTCTATTTTGTCTAATTATAGCAGTAGGAGCATTATCAATTTTTTTCACAATTTTAGAACACATAACAGATGGCAGAGACACCAAAGAAGAAAGAGATCAATTTTACCATTAGCGAAAACAATCAAGGAGAGTTTGACAGATTAATCGAATCAGTTTATAATTGGGCAGAAGAAAGAAATTTGTTGTCAAAAGACAATGTAAAATCTCAAATGCTTAAGGTCGTTGAAGAAATAGGAGAAACTGCAAGGGCAGTAAACAAAGGAGATATGCTCGAGACAGTCGATGGCATAGGAGATTCATTCGTAACACTAATTATTCTTTCTTTTCAATTAGGGTTAACACCATCATTTTGTTTAAAAGAAGCCTACAATGTTATTGCAAGCAGAACGGGTAAGACTGTTAACGGAACATTTATCAAAGATTAATTAATAGCCATAGCAATTAAAATGCCTCGATTTTGTCGGGGCTTTTTTTTTGTCAATAAAGGCATATTGTATGTTTCGGAAACCTACATATATTTGTACATCAATCTGGGTTTTAGCAAGTCACCCGAAAAGGCTAAAATAAGCAGGCAGTTCAAAGCCGTAATTTGAAAAATCCAAAAGTACATTTTTTCACTTTGACGAAAGTCATTAAAACATATTGGTTATGCCATTAGTAAATCCATCGAGCTTTGCAGGTTGTGCACCTCGCACGGCTCAGTTAGCAGATTATTTCGGTAAGCAAGTACCAGCGGGACGTGATTTCGGTTCACTTTCTTTCTTGCAGTTTTTAACATCAGCACAGAACACTTCGGGTGTTCGTCGTTTGTCTGATGACGTTGTTGGTGTACCTGGCAAGAAGCGCGGTGTTAAGTTAATGTTTACGACTCCTTTGTGTGTAAGCGTTTGCACTACTGCGTTTGATTGTACAGATACAAAAGGAGCTATTACTCCTGCGGTTCAGTTTGCTGAATTTGATATTGTAAATGAGTATCACGTTTGTGATGGCGAAGGAACTCCTTCTGCATTGAAATTTACAGATTCTGAATTCGCTCAGTATTGCGAGTTAGACGATGAGTCTTTCTTACAAGCACAGTTTGCTGAATTTGATTTGTCTATGTTTAAGGCTTTAGACAAGCAATTAGTTTCTTTGTTACGCACTCAGATTAACGTTGCAAACGATGTAAACTTCCCGTTCTTAAAGACGAATTCAACAACTGGACACCGTCAATTATCTGACGAATGGTTATTCTGGATTTCTACGGAATTAGCAGAAAATCACGGTGTGGATATTATGGATGTTGTATTGTTCGGAGGTCGTATGATTAAGACAATTCAGCAAAAGTACAAGTTAGCTACGGCTTCAACTGAGGGTTTTGATTTGTCTGCTTCGACTGGCGAAGTTCCTGCTTTGTATTACGATCGTAACTTCGATGTTTCTTTCGGTACAAATGCAATCGTTGCAATTCCTTTAAAAGCATTGCAATTAGTAACATTCAACAAGTATGTTGGAGCTAAAGCATTCCGTGGAGAGAAAGACATCAACTTTACAAAAGTTATGCCTTTAGGTAACGGTTCAAGCGTAACATTCGACTACCAATGGCGTCGTGATGTTGAGTGTGCAGGTTACTCATATTTCCCTAGCATCTATGCTGAATTAGTTAAGACTGTTTCTTCAGGATGTGCTGGTGCAAACGCTGACGGTTTCGTAGTGTTTACAGATTGCGCGGAAAATGATTTGCCAGTTTGCGTATAGTAAGATAGTGCCTTAGTACCGCTATGTACAGGCTTAAGGTGGGCGGGGTAAAACCTGCCCATTTTTAATTTATATCAATATGAAAATTAGCGAACACCTAGAATTATCAGAGCTTATTACATCCGATTCTGCAAAGAGAAATGGAATAAGTAATATGCCAACGGATCAACATCTTGCATCTCTAAAAGTATTAGCAGACAAGGTTTTTGAACCAATTAGAAATCACTTTGCAATACCAATTTTTATTTCTAGTGGATACCGTTCAGAGGAATTAAACAAGAAAATTGGAGGTTCGAAGACTTCACAACATTGCAAGGGTCAAGCGATTGACATTGATATGGACGGATCGAATAGCGAAGTATCAAACAACGATATTTTTCATTGGGCTAAAGCCAATTTAAAATTCACACAATTAATTGCGGAGTTTCCCGATTCTTATGGGAATTTAGGATGGGTGCATATTGGATATGATGCACAAAATTTAAAGAATGAAATTATCATTGCAGTAAGCAAGAATAAATATGTTCCATACAAAGGGAACGAAAAGCTAGTAAAATGAGCAGTCAATTAAATCAAGTCGAAGGGGAATGCTGTAACGGAATCACAATTAACTGTGATATTACCGGTGCTACTAACAATTTGACAGATTTAGCAGGAGTAGTTTTGCAGAAGAATTGGAGTAGCAAACTTACTTGTCCTGATGCCACAAATAGAGTACAGAGTCTTAATCACAGAACTTTAGGGTATAACTACCCTATGGCTATGAACGGGGCTACAATCGAGGCTATTAGCCTTTCAGGAATATCATTAGGTTTTGGGTTTTAAAATAGCATATAATGGCGAATACTGATATAGTAACTAGAGAAGACATTGGTAATGGATTAGCAGTAAATGCTAACAAGCTAGAAGCTGATTTTACCAAGGTTGCTAGTAAAAACGATCTTCTTACAAAAGCAGATTTAGTAAATGGAAAAGTACCTGCATCTCAATTGCCATCCTTTATTGATGAGATTCAGGAGTATCCATCTTTAGCCACTTTTCCTATTACTGGTCAATCTGACATTCTTTATTTGGCTTTAGATACAAATAAATTATATCGCTGGTCAGGAACTGCATATGTTGATCTAAGTGCTTTAGCGGGTATGCCCGATTTCGCTTTAAATGCAAACGTAGTTCATAAAACATTAGACGAAACGATCGACGGAATTAAGTCTTTCAATTCCCCTATTTATGCACAAGACGGTGTATCATTAAAAAACAACAATGCTCCGTTATTACAAACTGGTAGAACAATATTGTATGCAAACGCATCGCAGTTCGGCTTCCTTAATGGAAACGATAAGGGTGCAATTTTTATGTACAATAATCCGAATAGCTTGGTATATGTATTACCAAATGAAACGGGTACTTTGGCTTTGTTATCAGATCTTGCTCCTTATTTGACGATCGCTACGGCTTCTAGTACATATCAAACTTTAGCAAATCTTTCTCAGAACTTAAATGCTTCTGCTAGTAAATACCCATCTGTTGATGCGGTAAATGCTGGATTAGCAACAAAATATAATAACCCAACTGGAACAGTTTCTCAGTACATTCGTGGAGATGGTTCGATTGCTAATTTTCCTTTTATCCCTACATTGATTTGGGGCAATATCGGTGGAACTTTAGCAAATCAAAATGACTTGCAGTCTGCTTTAGATGGCAAGTTTAATAACCCGACTGGAACTACAAATCAGTATGTTCGAGGTGATGGTTCAATTGCTACATTCCCTGCACCTTATGGTTTATTGCCTACTGGAGGAGATGCAGGTCAGATTCTTACTAAGGTTGATGGCACAGATTACAATACTGCGTGGATGGATAACTACGCATTATGGACGAGTGTTATTCGCCATGAGATTAAGGCAGGAGAAGCTATAACAAAAGGTTCAGCAGTTTATATTAGTCCTATTCAAGATGGAACTAATATGATTGTAGTTAAGGCTGATTATTCTCAGGAATCTACATCTAGCAAAACTTTAGGTTTAGTGATGCAGTCGTTATCAAATAATCAATTTGGTCAGGTTGTAACTGAGGGTTTGCTAGGAAACCTAAATACAATAGGTGCAAATCAAGGAGACCCAGTTTGGTTAGGTGCAAATGGTAGCTTAATCTATGGTTTAGCAAATAAGCCAGTAGCTCCAAATCACTTAGTGTTTATTGGTATTGTTACTCGTGTAAATGCAAATAACGGAGAGATATTTGTTAAGGTTCAGAATGGTTTTGAACTAGAAGAATTGCATAATGTTAAGATTGTAAACAAGGCTAACAATGAGATTTTAGCTTATGAGCAATCTACTGGACTTTGGAAAAATAAGGCAATAAATGACCTAATTGGTTATGTGCCTGCAAACAATAACGATGTTCTTCACTTATCAGGTAATGAAACAGTAGAAGGTAATAAGACCTTTACTGGAGCTACTGCTATTGCAGGCTTATTTATTGACGAAGCATTCGGTTATGCAAACATCGCTACTCACACACAATTAAAAGCTCACGCAGATTATTTTCATTTTAATGCTAGTTCGAATAACAAAGGTGCTAAATTCACATACGGCACAGCAGGTCAAAGAGTTTATGGTTTACCTATTACCGATGGTATTTTAGCACTAACATCTGATATTCCTACACTTGGTAGTTTAGGCGGTGTTCCTGCAACTAGAACAATTTCTATCAATGGAACTACTTATGACCTGAGTGCAAATCGTGTTTGGAATCTAAGTGCAAGTGAAATTGCAGTAGCTTTAGGTTATACACCTTTGGCAGTAGAATCTGACCCTATTTTTGTTGCTTCGCCTGCATACGGAATTACAAGTTTATTAATTGGTAATTGGAATACCGCATACGGATGGGGGAATCACGCAGGATTGTATTCTTTGCTAGGACACACTCATACTTTTGCATCGTTAACATCAAAGCCAACTACTTTAGCAGGTTACGGAATTACAGATTCCGCAACATCTGCACAAGGAGCAAATGCTGACACTGCTTATGGTTGGGGAAATCACGCAAACGCAGGGTATTTACTAGCATCTGTTGCATCGACTTTATATCAATCAAAGGATGCAGATTTAACTGCAATTGCAGGTTTAGCAGGAGCTACTGGTTTACTTAGAAAAACGGCATTAGATACTTGGGCATTAGATACAAATGCCTACTTGACTGGTATTACATCAGGTCAGGTAACTGGTGCATTGGGTTACACTCCAGTTCCGATTACAAGAACAATTACAATTAACGGAACTGCATATGATTTATCTGCGGATAGAGCTTGGACTATTGCATCAGGTGTTACATCGTTTAACACTAGAACTGGAGCAATTGTACTTAGTTCTGCGGATGTTACTGGAGCATTAGGATTCACTCCGTACAATTCATCAAATCCAAGTGGTTATATTTCAGGCATTACATCTTTGATGGTAACAAATGCTTTAGGATTTACCCCATACAACGCTACAAACCCTGCGGGCTATATTACAGCATCTGCTCTTAGTCCTTATTTGCCACTTGCAGGTGGTAATATGACTGGAAATCTAAGACTTGTAAGTATTAGCGGAAATGACCAAATGGTAGAAAATACCTATGGAGCATATTTGCACTTAGGAGGTTGGGCAGTAGGTCGTACAGATGCAACTGCGGTTTTAGTAAATACTGCATACAGAGCTGATTACGCTGATGCACTTTTCGATATGAACATATCGAGATTTACAAACAACTCAGGTTATGTAACATCTTCAGGTTCGGTAAACTATGCAAGTTCCGCTGGTTCTGCATCTCAGGTAACTATCAATTATAATAACGACTCGAATTCCACATATCAAATGTTATGGGGTTCAGGTAATTCAGTTTACGGAACTGCTGGTGTCTATATAAATCCAAATTCAGATACTATTTATGCTTATGGTTATAGAGGGTCAGGAAATGTAGGAGGAACTGGAGAGGCTTCTTGGCATCCTGCTGGTATTTATTCAGGAGGAACTCAGTGGCTATATGGTGATTTGTACAGAAATCAAGCAAATACTTATGGTCAAGGACTTATTTATCAAGATGGTAATTATGGGTATGGATTAATTGGATTATATGCAAGTACAAGATACCAAGCTATTTTTGCTATGGGCAACGCATATAGAATTCCAATAGATGGTACTTCACTTGGTAGTTTATATGGTTTAGCTTGGTCTCATCCAAATGCAGGTGGTCAAGCTGGATATCTAAATGACCATGGTTTAATTATTGGAGTAGCAGGATTAACTTATGCTGCTATTTCATCTAACATTTGGACAAGAGGTAGCTTAAATGCAAATACAAACGTAAATGCAACTAATGGTTATTTCTATGGTTCAGGAAGCATTCGTTGTGGAGATATGTGGGGTGGTGCAGGTTTGTATCGTCCTAGTGGCTCAATGGTATTTGGTATTGAAAATAGCGACTGGATTTTTTCAAAAGGTGCAGTAACTCAGGCTTATTTTGGTGGAGGAGATGGTAATCTTTGGATGCGTTGGGCAGGAGACTGGTTATCTAATTTATTAGGTGCAAAAGCTACTCACAGAGGAGAAGGTTCAAACTTTGTTGACTACTCTCGTTATGTTTATAACAACGGAGCATACTCAGGTTCAGGTTGGATTGAGCCATCTGATTTAGGTGTTAGATATGCAAATTCAGCAGGTACTGCAAGCAGTTGCTCAGGTAGAGCTGAACTTTTAAATGGATGGGGAGGATGTTATAATAATAGTCACCCTGGATATGGCTTAAGAGCATGGTATG